CAGAGAAGGATTTAAGGGCAGCTCGTGAGGCGCTTGGCAAGATTACTGACAGCAGCACGTTTGAGGAACGCGCGGCAGCTCAGACCCGCTATAACATCGCCAAGATAGCACTTGATGAGGCTGTTGCAGAACAACAGCGTGCGGAGAAGATGCAGAAGCTACTCGGTCTTGACAAGGCAGAGGTTGACAGTATCAACGAGGTTATATCGACAATAGAAATGTTCGTAGGTGCTCTTGACGGTATCGCCGATGCTATGCAGAAGATTAGCGATATGTTCGATGCCCTTGGGCAGGACGAGCGGGCTGCTGGTTGGAGCGATGCTGCTGACACCGTAAGTGCTATTACATCGCCCATCAAGGAAGCCACCAATGCCTTGAAGAGCGCTATGAACGGTGACGTGGGCGGTGCCATATCGGGAGCCGTAGGTATCTTCACTTCGCCGATAACGGCGTTTGCCAAGCTGCACGACAAGAAGCGTGAGCGCGAGATTGTGAAGAGTCAGCAGCGCGTGAAGGAGCTGACGACGGCTTACGAGAACCTGCAGAAGGCTATGGAGAACGCTCTCGGCGGTGTCTACACGACTGGCGGTTATGACGAGATGCTGGATAACCTGATGAAGCAGCGTGAGGAGCTGCAGAGCCAGTTGGAGAACGAGGAGGACAAGAAGGACTCGGACAGCGGTCGTATTGCCGACTACAAGCAGGAGATAGCAGAGATGGACGAGCAGATACAGGACTTTGCCAAGGACTTCGCGAAGAGTATCTACGACATAGACATCAAGAGCTGGGCGAAGCAGCTTACCGATGCCGTTGTCGGTGCGTGGGTGAAGGGCGAGGACGCCGCGGAGGCCTTCCACGACAAAGTCAGGGATATCGTTACCGACCTCACCACCAACATACTGACGCAGAAGATTATGGAGGCTGCGCTGGCACCTGTGCTTGAGGAGATAGAGCAGGAGATAATCTCCAAGAAGGGCAAGCTGGACGAGGGCAGCATAGAGCGGTTCGCCCGCAGGCTTGACGAGGAAGGCGGTGCTGCCGTGGAGAGTATCGTGATGATGCTGGAGAAGCTGAAGGGCAACGGTCTTGACCTATCCGAGCAGGCTGACAAGGCTTCGTCGTCGTCATCGTCGACCATCAGCAAGTCGATAACGGAGGAGTCGTCGAACCTGCTTATAGCTCTTGTGAACACCATCAGGGCAGACGTGTCGGTGAACAGGATGACGCTTCAGCAGATACTCGTCTCGCTGCAGATGCAGGCTGCGATGCCTGAGATAGCACGGGCGCAGCTGACCCAGCTTGAGCAGATAGCGGGGAACACGCGGAGCAATGCCGAGAGCGCGGCCCTGATATACGCCCTGCTTAACGAGAACGTGAACGGCGGCAGGAAGTTCAGGGTGAATTGAGCAAAGGCGGAACCTTTGCCTGCCGATAAACGAAGAAGCGGCTCTTCCATCACGGAGGGGCCGCCTATCTTAACCAACTAAAACGTCGAAAAGTTATGACGTTAAAGCGATTGCAAAGGTAACAAAATTGGGGTTACTGTGCAAACTTTATGCAGGAAAAATTAAATTTTTGCATAAAAATACGAAAATATTGTATATTTATTCGGAAAATATTCTTATCTTTGTGGCGAAGTAACGAAAGAAGGATATGGCAGAGTATAACAACTTCTATCTACAAAGGATGGGTACAACCCCGCTAAACGCCGCTTATCCGGTTATGGATAGTGTCGAAAACTTCCATGTGTGGTGTAAGGACATCCCGTTCCAGGTCTATGGCAAGGTGAAAGAGCCTGCCAAGCGTGCTTGGTATGACGAGCACGGCGATGACGAGTATATCTCTGGTTCCGGTCTGTTTATGGAAGCATATACTATGACAGTTGAACTGGGATGCAGGGCAAAGGACACGGTAGAACAGAATGTCGTCACATCGACGGCCAAGGAGAATGTCAAAGGCTACGTAAAGACCTTTCTCGACTATCTACGTACTGCCGGTATGATGAAGATATACTCTGCACACACGCTTATCGGCAGGCAGAACGTCAGGCTTGAATCCGTATCGGACAAGGCCACATGGCAGCAGGGCGAAGACGGCTACTGGTTCTTGATATTCGAGGTGACGTTCAAGGTGAACGACCCTGTAACGGATGTAACGCTAAGCTATACGCCATCATCATAAGGAGGACAGGAAATGAGTAGGTACGAGATAAGGAGATGGGCATCGAGCCAAGGCCAACCGACGTCAACACTAATTGCTGAGTGCGAAGGCTTGGAGTATCACGGGGAGTGGATGAACCACGCCTATGTGACAGTTACCGTGAAATCGCCGACCCGCATTGAATTTCAGGTTGGCGACTACGTGATGTACCGTGGCGACGTGTTCTCGCTCTGGAATGAAGAGTCGGTGAAGAAACAGGCTCGTCCTAACAGCTACGGCGAGGCTTTTGTCTATGAGAACATGAAGCTCTATGAGGCCACCGTAGCTATGGAGCAGGTGTCGATGCACGACTATGTGCTTGGCGTAGGCGGCGGTAACGGCGAGGCTTACACGTCGCTTGGCCGTTTCTCGTTCTACGGAGCCAGCGTGGAAGACCTTGCTGACAGGATTCAGGCAAACCTGCTGCGGCAGGCACCCGCCATCGGCAGCACGACGCTTGCCTTCAGGATTTTCACGCCCGACTACGACCGCTGCTCCCAGCGTTTCGGTGCTACCCGAAACGAGTGGGAGGCATACTACACGGGCAATGAGACGGGTGGCAATACCGACGTTGTCGTGAACATACAGGACGAGACTACGTGGGGTGCGCTTGGGCGTGTCTATAATGACTTCGCACTGCCCTACTACGTCAACGGACTTGACATTGTTGTCGGCGGTAAGTCGGAGAGTGCTGGCGGTGCGTTCGCCTATGGCAAGGGCAATGGACTGCAAAGCATAGAGCGCAATACCGACCAGGAACAGCGCATCGTGACGAGGCTCTTTGCCTATGGAAGCAGTGAGAATCTTCCGCTGAACTACTACGGCAACATGCACAAGCTGCCATACGCCGATGGTCTGAGTGCCAACACGTTCGTCCTTGAAAGCGTGACGTTCTACTACGTTGACACACTTATTCCAATGTCGTCGGTGGCCGCTGCCATTGGATGGAAAATGGGAACAGTGCCATACGACGCACGGACACAACACTTCCATACAGGCCTGCCCGTAAGCGTGACGCTTAGCACGGATTCTGCCGATACACCGAGCTATGCGAGCTTCTGTATCTATGAGCTGAACGGCGAGCAGTACCTTAGCCTGAACGTGATGCGTGAAATATCCGTTGCCATTACATCGGAGTCGAAGCTGTATCTGCATAACGGCGTAGACATCAACAGGTGGCCCTCGTCGAAGATAGCTGACGTGACGGACTACCCTGCTGGCATGGCTATACAGAACCTCATGCTCCCCGGCTTCCCGGCGATGAGCCTGTATGACTATGCTATGGGAGATGGTGACGGTACATACATGGCGAGCTTGCCAAATAGCGAGACGGTGCGTGCGGCGTGGCGTGAGCGCAGGCAGCGTTACACCTTCTCGACGGACAAGGCTTCGCCGTGGATTCAGTCGGCCAAATCGGCGGTGTACGGCATCCGTGAGGGCGAGGCATACTTCGACGGTTCAGATGACCATGAGGAAGTGAAGCCGACAATAGAGAATACCGACTACTGCTTCATTATCGGCGCGGGCGGCATTGCCGACAACGGGTGGGTCGGCGAGGGCGGCACGTTCACCATTGAGGTGCGCGACTCAGGGAGCCACTTCTGGGAATCGGTTTGGAAGACGCGCGTCAGTGACGATATGGAGATGGCCATTACATCGGGCTACCATAACGGGCGTTCGTTCAAGGCCACGAAGCTCGCCATGAGCACAACGACGGGGAATGCCGTGTTCACCTGTAACAGAATCCAGGACGAGAGCGGGCGTTGGATTCCCAACACTGAGCAGCCTATCAGCAACGGCAACACATTTGCCGCCATTGGAATCCAGCTACCCAAGGAATATGTCGACGCAGCGTCGAAGAAACTGTTCGAGCTTGCGCTTGACGAGCTTGACAGGATAGACCACGGGACGTACACCTACCTGCCGCATATCGACGAGATATACATGGCGAAGGAGCAGGCAGAAGCTATTGCCGACGAGCGCGCGCCCCTGCATGACAAGATCAGGCCGGGCATGGTGATGTCGTGGACTGACGTTGACCTTGGCGACGTGAGCAGTATCATTGACTCGCTGACGATAAAAGAAGACGGCAACAACGGCATACCGACGTATGACGTCGTGCTGCGTGACGAGAAAGAGAAGACGCTGGTAGAGAAAATCAGCACCGTTGTCAGCAAGAGCAGTTCCGTTGGCATGGGTGCGGGGCAGTC